ATAAACTCAATCTTCTTCCACACAGAAAGAGATTCAGTTCTCATTGTCCTTTCAGACAACCATTCAAACTGCTCACAAGTGAGAAGCATCTTTGGTTCTGGTTGGGCAAGTGCCAGTAGGAGAGGTAAAATCATAGGATGAACGTAAGGGTATTATACCCCTGTTGAGATTATTTAGCAAGTGAGTTCTGTAAAATATAATACAAAACCTTACAGACCCAAAATTTTGCCGGGATTTTTTCCGACGATTCCGGGAAACAAAAGTCACTTTTGGTTTAGCTTCTTAATCTCAAACAAAGATGACTTGTGATATTTTTTTATCTTCTTATACTCCTTGATGATCTTATCAATCTCTTTATTAGGAATTCTTACAGTGAGGTCTTTATTGTCATCCGAACCAACAAATCCGAGTCCAGATTTTCTTTCTTCGTCTTTCATATCAACGAACTCATTAATGTTCTCTTGGATCTCATTACGAATCAGTTGATTTATTTGATCTCTAAGATTTTCCTCATTCATTTCTTTTTCTTTTTTTCGTTTGGTTTATAACCCCACATCTTAGGGTTCACTGTTCCCTCTGTCCATTTAAGTCCTCTTACATCACGATACTTATCCCAATACTGGTCAAAAATATCTGATTGGAGACCCTGAACAACATCATATTTTTGTTCTCCATTGTCTCCATAGGTAATCAGATAAGAATCTCGTGGAAGACTCTTATCATTGGCGGCAGAAGGATCGCAATCTACATTAATGATATTGATTCCCTTACCCACGATTCCCCCATACGATTTGAGGAAATGCTTCGGAAACAACTTCCTTTGTAATGTTGTATTTGTCGGAGAGCTTCTTATCTTTGACAAGGCAAACGATCTCTGCTTCCAGTGGGTGCAGACCTTCCAAGAGATTGATAAACATGGTCTCTCTACGAATAGAAGTCAGACCATTATTGCCACCCTTAATGAAGTGATAGAAGTGCTTACACTCTCTGCGAAGAGTGGTCTTACCATCAGTATCAGATGCTCCCATTGAGAAAGATCCTACCTCATACATTCTACGGACTTCTTCCGTAATCTTTGTAGAAAGAGTCCCACTTTGAGTTGTCTGTTCGGCATAACCAGAATAAGGAACTGGTCCATCTGGAAGTGCAGACTGAATCGATTCATCAAAGTTCCAGATCAAAAGCATTCTCAGAGCATCATGATTATACTTTTGGAGAACTTCTACTTTCTTTGCTTTTGATCTCTGCTTTGATGCAAGATCAAAAATCTCAAAAATGAGTGGATTGTTTGGAAGATCTAAACTTTGTGTGGCAGGTTTTTTTGTTGTCTTTGCCTTACTCGTCGTCTTCGTCGCTGGTGTCTTCGTAGTCATGATAGTTGTCAAAATTAAATGCAATTACTTCGTCAGGTATCAGGTTACCTTGCCCGTCAAACATCTCTGGGTGAGGTCTTGGTACTTCCCGATAATTCATCATGTATTCTCTGGCAGTCCAACCAACTAAAAGTCCAACAATTAGAAATAAAACGGTCAGGAATGAACCAAATACTAAACTAATTGCTAACATTTTTCTTTCTCCGGGAAATTACTTTTCTTTTCCTTGACTTAAAGGAAAACTCGAAATAGATGGTGACTTCCCGATTTAGAAAGCAAACCATCTTCTCAAAGATGATGTGAAATGGTTGAGTCTGCTTTCTTTTACCTCCATTAAGAATAAAATCAACGCCACGGTTTCTGTGGTCTTCTGATTTATTTATGTTAGACGAGTTGATGTTCCTTGAGGAATTTGATTGTGTCAACGGAACCTCCCAACTTTTTATCATCACAAATCACTTGGGGAAAGGTTGATCCTTTCCCAAATTCAGCATAGAACTCTTCTTTCGTAAAGTCCTCACCGAGATTATAAACCACATAGTTGCTATTTGTCAATTCCAATACCTGTTTGACCTTATAGCAGTATGGGCAATTCTCTTTTGAGTATACGGTAAAATTCATAAGAATATATTATTTACTATAAGTCATACTAAAGCAAATCATATTATATCATATATGATAAAAAAAATCAATCACCAAGGAACATCTTTACTAAATATAGTCCAAGTAGGTTGCGAATTATCAGATTGATTAAGAAGACTATCAATCCAATGCTCATGATTTTGTATGATTGATTTATCATTAAATTGATCAGAAATCCAACCACGTACAATTTCTTCCGTTAATTCTTTAAATGGAATAAATTCATCGGAATCTGGGGATACATTATGGGTTTCTACTTCATACTTATCTACAGATTCAATGGTCGTTTTCTGTGGATCGGTATCGTCATAAGAAGTCCATTTTACAACAATTTTTGAAACAATATTGTAACCAGTATCAATAACTTCAAGATTAGTAATACTAGTTGAATGTATAATGGACATGATTTAAAAAGTTAACTTATTTTTGTATTTATTATTTCTTCTAAACTGAAGTCGTTGATAGGTTTCCACTATTATCGACCAATAATCGATATCTAGTTCCATTTGGTGAAGTTAAAACTGCACCATAAGTACCAATTCCTATTCTATCAACATCAACATAAGATGCATCTTGAAATGCCATACTTCCTAACATACCATTAGTTGGAATTTGATTTGGATCTTTTCCTATTAAATTAGACATTTTTTATGAATCCGATTACTTTTATGTATGTAAAAATTATACAGTCATATTGACTAATTGTTGATTTGTAAGTCTATAATCATAGTAAGTAAAATTTTCTATAGTCCCATTCAAAAATTTACCTACCGTTAATGCACCATCAGCGCCAATGGATATTTCATCAATTGTCTCTGGAAAAATAACATTAAAATCTTCAGAACCTAATATACCATTTGTTGCCTGTTGTGCATTATTATTTTTATATGCACCTGCTATTTTCAATCTTTTTTGTAGAGAACTATATGTATAAAATGGAATTGATAAGTCAAAACCATATGTAAAAGAATTTCTGTTTCCTATAGAAGTCCCCAAACTAAATCTAGTAAGTGAATCAACATTAGAAACATAATAATTAGTGTTTACCAACATTCCATTAGAAGAAGTTGAAACTCTAATAATATCATTTATTTTTAATCCATGAGGCAATTTTGTTTCTAGGAATGTATATCCTCCAAAAGGATCTATAAGTGTAATAAAATTTCTATTAGATTGTGTGTTAGTGGTTGCAAAGTTAATTACATTACTAGTAATGCTAGAAGACTTTGTTACACTTAATTGTGTTCTTGGAGTAGTAAATCCCAAAAATATATTATTGGAAGAAGTACCATCACTCAATTCTACAAATCTTCTTGTCTCACCAACACTTTTTTCACTTCTACTCTCATTACTTCTTCCAGTCAAAATAATTGTACCTTCATTTGAATTGAAAAATGAAGAAAAATCATTACTAGATATTTTAACTGAATCCGAATTTCTTGTAACTTGACTACCAGATGTTGGAATGTAAGAAGAAGGAAAATTACCTTTTTCTAATTGAACCCCCCAAATGTACATTGTAGATAATGGAGAACCAATAATTGGCACATATCCAGTATGTTGTATTATTAAGTCTTTACAAGTTGCAGTATTGCTTATTGTAAAATCATAAAGTATAAATTTTGTCCAACCATTAGGATATTGTATTCTTTCCAGGTTACCTAAATTTGAAATTTGTGTAGATGGGATAGAATTACTACCGACACTATTATAACTATAGGATTGTTTCGGGTCAATTGGAATGCCAGTAATCCAAAATGTTTGATCTGCCGATGTAGTATCATTTGCTATAATAGCAAAACTGGTTGCATTTGATCCTCCACTTTTAATGTAAAAGGAAAGACTATAAGTATCACCTGGTGTATATGTACCAAAAGCATTTGATATAATATATCCATTTGCATAATTTGTTCCAGGACTTGGAGATATCTTTGTTGCACTATATGTACCATCTGGTGCTAAAGTTTCTGTAGTATTTGCAGTAACAGTTCCACCACCAGGATTCGTCCAAGATGCAAGATTGGCACTATAATTAATCAAGTTCGTTCTTTGCTCTTCAATTAACAAACCATTCATTTGCTTTGTTATGGGATCATAATCAAATCTAGGTTTATTTGCACTTATTTGCTCAATATACCCAAAACGATTTACTCTAGTTCCAATACTATTTCTAGAGAAACTGATACGAGGATCTAATCTTTCATGAGTAAAATCAATATTTAAAGTGGGGAGACGACTTGGATAATCTAAACCAAGATTACTTTTTTCTAAAACTATGTTTGTCATGATTATTTAAACTTTAAAATTGAATTGTTTGAAAGACCATAGTTCATTCTAAAATTCCATTTATCATAACTTTAATTGTTGTATTTGGATACAATGGAGTAAAGAACAATCTTACATTTGAATTTTGAACTTCAACATCAAAATTCCCTAATGACTCTCCACTCATCAATGTAGAATTTTCTAAAATACTTGCACCAGTTTCAAAATGATTAACTGTTATTTCGGAAATTTGATAATTAGATTCCACAGAATCTATAGTATTTAGAAAGTCAACTTCACCTCCAGATGTAGAGGTTTGCCTATAAATTTCAGTTGATAAATCTGCAAAGGTATAACTTCCAAAATCAAAAGAAATCTCTTCAGAACCAACATTTATTGATGATGGATTAATAAATACACTTCCAATTCCCAATGCAGTAACTGTTGTCCCAACTGAAATTATATTATCAATCGGTTTTACATATTGTCCAATAGAAATACTAGTTGTTGTAATTCCGGTAATAATTCCAGATGTAGCAGAAATAGTTCCTGCAACACCAGCAATTGCAGTATTAAATCCTACATAAGTTCCAATTCCAGTAGAAGTTCCAATTGTAAAAGTTGTAGATGAAGGAATGGACAACACATAATAATCAACATTTCCATCTATTTGTAAGTTGCTTGAACTGGAGGGAAAACGAACAATATCATCTACATTAAATCCGTGAGATGTTAATGTTGTAAGTGTAGAAACTCCAGAAATTGGGTCACCATTTATTTGACTTATAACTTTTTTTAAATCACTTCTATTGATCGATATAATAGATTGTGTAGTATAATTTGAACCGGAATAATAATTATCATTAGAAGATTGTGGTAAAAGAGATATTTCAGTAACTACTCCATCAAAAACAGTAGCAAGTCCAATAGCACCGGATCCATTACCACCAACAAATGTTAAAGTTGTAGTACCTACACCAACACCAGAGGTATATCCAAATCCAGAATTTACAATAGAACTTAATGAAGATATTCCCCCACTAACATCTGTAGTGGCAACAGAAATTCTAAATCCAGCTCCTCCAGATGCAGTCAATACATCTCCAGAAGTATATCCAGTTCCTGGAGAAGAAATAGAAATTTCATTAACAACTCCATTACGCACTGTAACAGTACCTTTTGCGTCAGATCCAGTTCCAGAGGTTGTCACTAACCCAACATTAAATGTTCCTTCAGTATATCCCCTACCACCAGTTGTTATACCACCAAGAGAAGTTATTTGTCCTGGACAAGTTATATGAATTTGATACTTCTTAGAACTAAAATTAGAGACTGAAAAAGTATCTAATAAAGTTCTTGTTTTTGATGTAGTTTGCTTCTCAAATGATTCAAAAGTCAAAAAATTATCTACTTGAAGTGATGATTTAGGTGTAGTTGTGTTTATACCAACAGAGGTAGTAATTCCTATAGTAGAAATTCCAACTTCTACAAATGATGCAAATTGTGATAATTCCCTATTATATGACATTTCTAGAAGATTTTTTACTATTTATGGTTTGTTTATACAGTATCCCAACTACTAAATACCCATCCAGTTCTATCTCTAGTTAATGAGGGGAAAGAACTAATTACTTGCCATCTATTATATGAAATTGCCAACAATTGGATATTTGCATAGTCGGGATTGTATGATATAGGATCGTTACCAATTCCAATCGTACTATCGGTTGTTTTTATTTGTTCTTTTTCAATTTTTTTAATATCAACTTTTTCCCCACCAAAACAAGAGGTTGATAATACAATAGATGTACCATTTGTTGCAGTGTATTCCCCAGATGTTAATCTAACACCATTAACATAAACATCTATATATCCAACATCATAAGAAGTTGAAAATGTAGTTTGTCCAGCAGTTGCCGTAAATGTAGAAGTGCTTACTGTTCCTCTAGGAATTAATCCTAATATTTTATGATTAGTCCTATTAAAAGTTCTAATAGAAGTCCACGCTGATGTAGATCTATTAATTACTGTAACTTTTCTGCCAGGAACAGGAGGAGGTAAAAGAAGCATAACTGGACCATTATTACCATTACAAGTTACAATTACATCAAATGCACTTGGGATAGTTGCAAGTGAATAACCTGTTGCACCCTGATCATAACTATAGGTATTAGAAAAGTTTACAAATTGCTCTCCATAAAATGATTTAGAATTACTTGATGCTCTGTAAATTAAATCTCCATCAAAATCAAAATTTATCTCAGCATAACTTGTACTACCATTATTATATGCTTGGAAATATAATTTTCCATTTGAAATGTAAAGATCATCCGAGAATCCAAAATTTGGAGTGAATCCAACTCCACCATTATATGCACCGGTGCCATATTTTCTTAATATTTGGTAAATAAAAGTTGTTCCATCATATCTTATATCATATTCTCCAAAAAATTGAGATTGTCCCGATGTAATTTCTGTTGTTCTAACTTTTAATTTACCCACCATATGATATGGTAAGGAAGGTAAAATTTGTATCTGATTGTCTGCAGATTGTATACGATTTGGTTCTATAGCTGTAAATGTAAATGTAGTGGTTGCTATGCCAACATTTGTGAATGGTCTATTTACTGTGATGGAACCAGCACCAACACTAATAACAACAGTACTACTTGGATTACTTAATGTTTGTGTCGTAGAACCAAATGCTGTGATTATTCCACTTGAGACATCATTTCCACTTACAACAAGTCCGGTTACTATATTGGATGTCGATATTCCTGTAATCGTAGAGACACCGGAAGATGCAAGTGTTCCAGTTCTATTAGAAACTATGGTTCTATTTGCAGAAATTCCAGGGCAACTAAATCCTCTTATATTTGTATCCCAATCATTTACATTAACTAAGTTTGGTATGTTATCCGCAGAAAATGGGACATCAATATAGAAATCTCTAACATCTTCATAGTTGAGTTTACCTATTTCAATTGGAGAATCTCCAAGAACTGCTGTAGTAACACCACTTAAAGTATTATTGTTACCCAAAACTGGAGTTTTATATTGTCCATCACCAAAAATTCGAAAAGCAACATTACAGTTTCTTATTCTATTATTTTCTATTGTCCAAGTATATTTTGAAGTTTCCAAATCAAATGCTACATCAAATCCTTCGATGAAGTTATTGGCAATAATTCCCCCCTGTACTCCATTATTATATGAATCATAATCATCAGCAACGACTGCGGAACCTTGCATCAAATATTGCTCTACCTTAAAAGTAGTTAGAGAATACGATTTTCCAAAAAATGTAATTGTACTAATTCCACTAGTTCCAGAACCAGATGATGTAAAAGTATAAGAATAAGGACTCATCAAATACTCATCAACTCCACCATTTAGAGGAGTAGAACGATAGACTTTCAATTCTCCAGGATAACTGTTTACATTCCAAGGAACAGTAACTGCTGTTCCTACAGTTGTAGTATCGTAATCATTAACTCCAAATCTTTGATTAAATCTTAATTTTCTGCCAATAATTGAATTATTCGTAATAACAAAATTTCCTGATTGTGACCATCCTTTTATGAGTTGTCCAACATCCACACACATATTGTCGGAAATTACAACTCTTTTCGCAAATTGCTCTGGAAGATAAACTACACCGACGTTTTCAAAAACATTACCAACAATACTTACATAATCTCCCCCATCACTTTGAATTGGAGAACTAATATTTTTGATTTGGTTATTAGAAATAACAACACCTCTTACATAACCAGAGGGTGAGTTCATTCCAATTACAGGAGATTCATCAAAAGTACAACCTTCGATTGTAACAGATTTATGAGTACCAGTGGAGTAATTAGTTCTCCAAATATTTCCAGTATTGAAGAAATAACAATTTGTTAGTTTTGTTTCTTCAATATCAGAATCGCCAGTTTCCAATAAATTTGGTACAGTAGTTCCAGCACCACTTCTAAATTCGCAATTTCTTAATTCAAATCTTCCAAGAGAACCACTATTAAACCAACTATTGAAAGCTTGGTTATTATCATTTGATTCAAATTTAAGACCATCAATAATAATATTAGAATTTACACCACTTAAACCAATAATAGCACCAAGTGCAAATAATGGATCTTGGACTCCCCAAGTAATAGTTCCACCAGCACCAATTAACTTTACATCACCACTAATACTCAATCCTCTAGTTCCAAGACGATATTGTCCCGGTGGGAAAATTAATGGTTTTCCAGTTGCTCTTGCAGAATTAATTCCTGCTTGAATAAAAGTCCTATCATCCGTAACTCCATCACCAGTTGCACCAAATTCTCTAACATTTAGTCCATATCCAATGGCATCACTAAACGGCAATACAGTATATCCAATACCGACTCTTAAATTTGCTATGGTAGCAATACCAGAAGTATTGAGATTAGTATTACTTAAATAATCAATAGTACCTGTAGTGGTATCTAAGGTTGCAATCGTACCAATACCAGAAGTATTGAGATTAGTATTACTTAAATAATCAATAGTACCTGTAGTGGTATCTAAGGTTGCAATCGTACCAATACCAGAGATATTAACATTATCAGTTACAGTTAATGGTTTTCCTAATGTCAATCCACTTGTTGCATCATAAGTAAAATTAGAATCTCCAGTATTAATTCCTGCTAGATTAAAAGTTACCTGACCCGATGAACCTGCTACTAAAGCTATGGTTCCAGTTTTGTCGGGATAAGTAATAACTCTATCTGCTGTTGGAGTTTGTGATTGAATTGTAATGGAGTAAGTTCCTCCATCATCAATTTTAATATCACCAGAAACTTGTAATTTTGATGTTGGATTTGTAGTTCCTAATCCAACATTTCCATCTTCGGTAGTGGTTATTATTGTTCCACCGACTCCTACTTCTAGTCCCTTCTTTACTCTAAAACTTTGACTAGCCAAGGTTCACTATCCCCTTTGGTTTATTTTTTATTATTTATAGTTTAGTTGCAGTAAAATTAATTGTATAAGTAGTTATACCAGAACTCGCAGGAGTAGAAAGTAATCTAATGTTTCCACCAGAAACATCGATATCAAATGATGCAATAGTAGTATTATTAAAGATTGTACCATATTCAGAAGGGTAAGCAATTGTTCCATCATGTAAAGCAAGTATTTTAGTTGCATGGAAATTATTTGCCTGAGTTGCCTGAATAGTATATTCTACCGAACGGTAAGATGTAATTGATAGTGTAGAATGTATTCCAACTTGACTTGTAGTAGAAGATGTTGAAACAACAGACCCAGAACTTGTATATAATGTATCATATGTTGATGTTGTAATTATTCCGGATACTTTTAAATTGCCCTCAACATCAAGTTTTGCTGTCGGATTTGTCGTTCCAATACCGATATTATAATTCTCATCACCGACAATCCAATAACTGGAAGTACCAGATACATTATGACCGATTGCAAGTTGAGTATCTTTTGTTGTGTCTGGTGTATCGAAAAGATTTGAACCATCAGTACCAGAACCAATTACAATTCTTCTGGATGCATTTGTTGATATTCCAGTGAAAGAACCGTAGTGACTATTGAAGTTTCCAGTAGTGTTAGAATTAAGTGCTTGGAATCCATAAGCAACATTATTGGTTCCAATGGTGTTGTCATAAAGTGCTCGATATCCAGTAGCAGTATTATTGTCTCCGATGGTGTTGGTATAAAGTGCTTGGAATCCAGTAGCGACATTATTGGATGCGTTGTTAAAAAGAAGTGCTTGATATCCGTTAGCAACATTCTGGATTCCAGTGGTGTTGGAACGAAGTGCTTGGCGTCCAGTAGCAACATTATTAAATCCAGTGGTGTTAGAATAAAGTGCTTCAAATCCATTAGCAACATTATAACTTCCACCGTTGTTGGTATAAAGTGCTTGATATCCAGTAGCAACGTTATATTGTCCAGTAGTATTAGACTCTAATGCCTGATATCCCAATACAGTATTAGTGCTTACATCTCCACCACCTCTACCGACTGTTATGTCATTAATTTTTATATCACTATTAACATCAAGTTTTGCCTGTGGATTATCAGTCCCGATGCCAATATTACCAGTGCTTACATCAAAGAATGCTGTGGTCCCACCAGCACCTATACTAACATCATCTTGGAAAGTGGAAACACCACTAACTCTAAAACTACCATTAACATCAAGTTTTGCAATTGGATTTGTGGTTCCTACGCCAACATTGCCACCAAAAGGATTCAATCTAATGGTTCTATCTGCATGAACATCAATGATTGGAATGCCAGAGATTGGATTGACACTAAAAATAGAACCAGAAGTCAGGTTGTTAGTAATAGAGAATAACTGGCCTTCCGAACCTTCGAAGGAAAGAGTTCCATTATTAAGTGTATCATAAGGAATAATGTCAATAATAGTTCCAATACCAACTGTTGCACCAATGCTAACGACATCAGCAAATGTAGAAACACCTGATACATTAAGATCATTAGAAATGTCTACAGAAGCATTAATATCAAGATCTGATGCAAAGGTGGATATTCCAGAGACATTAAGATCATCTAACTCAGTATGACCATCTACGTCGATAGAAGCATTAATATCAAGATCTGATGCAAAGGTAGATACTCCAGAAACATTAAGATCATTAGAGATGTCTACAGAAGCATTAATATCAAGGTCTGATGCAAAGGTAGATACTCCAGAAACATTAAGATCATTAGAGATGTCTACAGAAGCATTAATATCAAGGTCTGATGCAAAGGTAGATATTCCAGAGATTTCAATATTAGTGCTCTTCAAAATTGGTATAGTCGAGATGCCAGAAGCATTAATGTTTCTGACTTGAATGATATCATTATCAGTCAGTTGAACTCCACCAACAGCAAGTCTTGTTCCTGTTGGGAATTGAGTGCTACCAATGCCGACAGCATAGTTTGATAACCAGGCATCAGTTCCAAGACCAGCAAAGGTTCCTGCCTTAAACCACATAATCTTCTTATATGTGGTTGGTACTGTCTCAATACCAGCAACATATAAATCTACAAGTGGATTGCCTTCGGTTGATGCAATCGCAATACCACCGTGATTTGCAGTATTATCGGTAGAAATATCATTACCGAGTCCATCAGTTCTTACACCAAGAATTAAGTCGGCATCTTCTACTTGTAATTGAGTGGTGAAGATTGTTGCGGATGTTCCTCCAACAGTAATATTTCCAGTTACATTTAAATCACGTAGAACATTTAAGTCTCTTGTGACCGTTGCGTCTTGTGGGGTTGTAAATTGATTAGGAACACTTAATGTTGGTGTGGTTCCTTCACCTGAAGTCACATCAACTGCAATTTGATTTGCCGTGCCGCTAATTGATGCAACATAATCACCAAAAGTGTCCGTGCCTAGTCCAACACTATTTGGTTGAATGGTTGCTGCTAATGATACATTTCCAGTGCCGTCAAAACTAATTGGAGAAGCAACAACATCTCCCGTGATTTCAAAAGTTCTTGCGTTTTCTAGTTTTGTAGCAGTGGAGATTGTGCCAGTAATTCCACCAATAAATGTAGAAACACCAGAAACATAAAGAGTATTAACATCAATATTATTAGATACTTTTAAATTGCCACCAACATCAAGTTTTGCTGTCGGATTTGTCGTTCCAATACCAATATTATAATTCTCATCACCCACAATCCAATAATTGTTGGTCCCAGAAATATTGCGACCAATTGCTAATTGATTATTTGCATCTTTTGGAACATCAAATGCATTGACTCCATTACCACCACCAGAACCAATAACAACAATACCAGATCTATTAGTTGTGTTTCCATTATATGAGCCAAGGTGGATATTATAACTACCGGAGAGATTTTCTCCCGCAGATCTTTTACCCATTGCAACATTATTATTACCAGAAATATTTTGGAAAAGAGCATCATTACCCAGAGCACTATTAAAAGCTCCTGTAGTATTATCTCTAATCGCCCAGTATCCAATCGCAGTATTACTTAATCCTTGGTTGTTTTCAAGTGCTCTAAATCCAATAGCAGTATTATTTGCTGATTGATTATTATAAAGTGCTCTATATCCTATAGCAATATTATCATTTCCGTTATTACTATTGAGTGCTTGTACACCAATTGCTACACAATTAATACCTGCGGTTACCGTATTTAATGCACCAAAACCAAAGAAGAGATTATTTGTTCCTCTAGTTCCTAGTGTTGCAGTATTGACTTTTACATTATTCAAAAATGTTGCTATACCAGAGACATTAAGATCATTAGAAATGTCTACAGAAGCATTAATATCAAGATCTGATGCAAAGGTGGATATTCCAGAGACATCCAGGGTAGTTAAATAGCTTCCAGTATCAACAAAAAGATCATCTCTGGTATGAATAGATCCTCTTACATCTAAAGTTTTAGATGGTTCAAAAATAGTCGTTCCAATACCTACACGACCAATTACCTCTAATACCTTTTCATTTTCAGTACTTCCTTCTACACCTATTTTTTGCTGTTGTTGTCTTCCACTAAGGAACTTAATTGGTGCTACCATTGTACTTAAAAGGTATTAGAGATTTGATGTTTCCAGAATACTAGAAAGATATTTAAGATTAACTGCATTACTTCCAACTAATGTCAGAGTATTTCCAGTTTCAACTACAAGTTTTCCCGCAAGTAAATTTGCAGTGTCGTTTGCAGGTATAGCCAAATCGGTTACGATTGGAGTATCTACTCCATCTCTCTGATAACCAAAACTAATCGTTTCTGTCTGTGTACCCGTATTTGTAACTTGTGCTAACAATACAACACCAGTATAGGCAATTGGTGCAGTATAAATTCCAACTGTACTTGTACCAACTGTTGTGGTAATTGTGCGGAATACATTAACCGCTGCTGCTGCAACTGCCATTTGATTAATCTCCTCCTAATGCAAGAATGAATGGTGTTACTTGTGTAAATAAACTCTTAATATAAATGCTTCCAGTTACAGTTCCAGTTGCCTGGTTAATCTCAACGCCATCACCAATTCTGAAGTTACCTGCCTGGTCGGTGCTAGTATATGCAACTTCACCACCGTCAATTTTTACAACTTCATTCTCTTGAATTGTCACTCCACCTCTAGAAGGATATGCAGTTTCAATAGTGTTACCTGCACCAATATATTGGAATGAATGTGAGCTTACAATTTGGAAACTCTGTCTTGCAAAGAAAACAGTAGTTCCAATACCAACATCATTATTTAAGTTTTGTATCAAACTAATAGTTGATACACCAGCAACTGGTGGAGTTGCTTCTAATACTCCATAATAAATTGCCTCAATTTCTGCCTGTGCAGTCGCCTGAACACCACTTGTAGGTGGTGCTATTGTCACATTTGGTGCCACCTCAAATTGAGATCCTCCACCAAATACTGTGATCTGAGTAACAATTCCATTAACGACAGTAGCAGTTGCCTGACAAGGAATTGCAATGCCAGGTCCAGTTGGAGCATCAACAGTCACTAATGGTGGAGATGCGTCCACATAACCAGAACCACCATTAGTGACTTTAATATCACTTACAGCATAATACTTTCTATCAAAATAGAGTGCCTGTCCCTGATATGGTCTATTATTTCCAAGACCAGAAACAACTACAATATTTTGCAACTGATCGGCACTAGCACTTACATCACCAGTATAACGATCACTACACTTACTATACTCATCACCAATTCCCTCAGAAACTAATCCTCTAGTTCCGAAGGAAGAGTTGGAGTTTGTAAGGTCACATTGTCCACCATTTGCAGTATAGATTGCAGTATCATCACAAATGGTAAAGATAGAAACCAACTGAGCATAGGCACCGTTGGTTACTGATACTCCAATACCACCCTGATTGAACTGAGTATAAGAGTCAACATTAAATGAACCCTGAACACCAATGTTGTTTACCTGGTCTCCTTCATCAGCATTAAAACCATCAATCTTTGCACCAATACTATTAGGAATAAAGTTAGTGCAGTTTCTAATATAAGGACCTTTTGTAATAATGCCCGTTCCTTGTAATGGTGATAATGATGGGTCTATAATACCAGAGTTAATTGCTCCACCATTTCCAGGATAGTTTGTCGTAATACCGGAAGCATCATATCCAACATCGATAATGGTTGTTACAATTCCAGCACAGGTATTGACTGCCGAAAGAACATTTGAGCAAGAACCAATATCAGTATTAGAACCAGTAGCAGGATCTGCCTGCATACTCAAATCTCTTACCTGAGTGTATTCATTCTGATATCCACCCGTCCAATTTACATTATTGATACAAGAGAATGCAATACCAACTGCATACTTAATTGTATCAATCGTTGCGTCTTTTACGCTGTAACCATTAACGTCTGTGCCAGTAATGTGAAGTAAACTATCACCATTGTAATATGATTGTCCTGCACCAACGGACTTAGAATTTCCGCCTCTTGTAATGTCGTGGCAGACTGCTCTAAAAATATCCTTAATGTCGTCAGAGCAGTCAGTGGAATCTCCTGTCGGAACAACAAATGCTGGGTTTTTATAATCTGTGCTCGTCAAATATCCAACTGCTTCCCTTGCAATAAAGTCAAGGTTCAGACGAATCATTCTGGCAGCATCAAAGAATCTATCGGTTGATACTCCCAACAGAGGTCTGAATGCAATTGCTGCTGCTCCATTTGTTGATGGCGAACCAACAAAACTTAAATCGGTAATATGACTTCCTTGACCAACATAAAACAAATCTTCGCCAGAGTTTTGTGGTTGGACTAAACAACGGCGAAGTTCGGCACCTTCTACGGAAACATTGTCTGGAAGATTAATAGGATTATCTTCTACATAAGTTCCTGGAAGAACCTTAATAGTATCGCCAGGAACCGCAAGTGCAACTGCTGCCTTAATGGTTGCCTTTGCATTTTTATCATCTAAACCAGTATTTTCATCATCTCCGTTACTGGTTACATATAATGTCTTACCTACGAAAGAAGTGCTTCCTGCACCAATTTCTACAATTCTGGTTCCAATACCAACTCCGTTCGTATCCTGCTTAAAGAATACCTTACCATCATAAAAGTTTACAGCTAATTCACCAAGCTGCAGTTGTTCAGTTGTCGGTCTTTTACCAGCTACGGCAGACCTCTTAATCCGAATCGGAGTGGCCATTTATTATGTCTTGGTATGTACCAGAATAAGCAGTATATACTGCCTTTTGATATATTTATAAGACGATATTTCTTCTTGTTCCGTAACGATAAAGATTTGTAGGAGGTTCTGGTTTCATCCAATTCTTTATCTTTTCATATCTCTCAATATCAAAAAACTCCTGAGAAGAATACCACTCTTCCATAGGAGTATGACCTTTATTTTGGTTGCAATCGTGGCAGGCACAGACAACATTTTTTGAGAAATCTGACCCACCCTTTGATCTTGGAACTACATGGTCAATGGTGAGGTTCTCTTCAGACCCACAATATGCACATCGGTGTTCCCATTGTTCCTTTATGTGTTTCCTCCATAATCTCTTTGCCTCCCCAGAACTTGTTGTATAAAGATTAAACAAGTATTCTTTTGGGGAGTGTAGAGGAGTCATAAGCAACT